GCGAGTTGCTCAGCGAGCATATCGCCCGGAATGGGTAGAGATGTGGCTTGAGAAGCAAGTTGTTCAGCGAGCATATCGCCCGGTAGGAGGTTGGACGCCGCCTGCGTCTTTGCCTCCGCTAGCCGCATAGCAATTTCATCGCCCGGTAGGAGATTGGACGCTGCCGCTTTACCAGCACCAAGAGCACCAGCACCAGCGCCGGCACCCATGTTTGCGCCCAGTATCCCTGCTTTACTACCCAGCGCGCCAAAGGCGTTGTTGGAGATTGCCCCACCAAGACCAGCAGCACCAGCAAGTGAGCCACCACCGAACGCACCGAGGCCCGCCATAAGCCCCTTACCGATATCACCAGTGAGCGCGGTCTGACCCAGACCGACTATACCAGCAGCAAGGGGTGCGCCGACACCAGTAGCGGCAAGGGCTGCGCCAAGGATGGTCGGCAGAAGCTTACCCAAAAAGCCTGCTTCGGGTAGGCCGGTGTCGGGGTTGATGGTCAGAGAACCACCAGCAGCCATGGCAAGTTGTTGAAGACCGCCGACCTCGCCGGGAGTCATGTGGACCAGCATGGAGTCGCCGTTGCGTCCGTAACTCCGAAGCTGCTCGGCCATTGGGTTCTTGGCAATAGATAAGCCGCCCTGCGCCGGAAGGCCACCAGCGGTACCGGGCACCGGAGTACCAAGCATGGGGGGACGACCCGCAACGGACGTGTTGTTCGCTGACGCGCTAATCGGCGGCATTGCCTGTACGTTCATAGGCCGTCGTTCCTACCTTATGGCTACGCTTATAGCCTCAACTCAAACAGAAGTCACGGTCTCCCACGCGGACCCGCTATAAACGCATAACTTGTCCAACGTTGTATCAAATACTACCCATCCTGCGCTAGGGGTAAGCGCATTTTTCTCCGCCGTGGTGACCTGCTTCGTAGCGGCGATGCCGTTAAAAGTGTCCGCCGTGTACGACTGCGCGTAGTTGGGGGTGTTGCTGTCCAGCTGGGAGAAGTAAGTCTCGATGACGCGGATAAGCTGTCGCAGGTACTGCGGGTCGTACTGCGCCGGGGGGTTGGGTAGGGGTGACGCCCTGAACTTAGTAAGAGCCATCAGCGACGACCATCAGGACGCGCGTCAAGGCGCGGTGCGCCAAGCTGCCACTGCACACCAAGATTTTCGGAACGCACTTTAAGTGCCATCTGGCGGGCGCGGGCGCGGACAAAGACCTGATCGGTATAGACGCCAACCGAAGTTTCGATAACACGCTGCGTATCCGCAGCGTCTGCGCTGAACGTACTACCGGGGAAGTTGCGCGGGCGCACGGTAAGGGTAACTTCCGGCGCAGCCGCCGTCGAACCTTCAAACCCAACGTCAGGCAGGATACGCCGAGTCAGCATGAACTGGTCGCCGTCATCAAGGTCAAAATCCGACGACTGGATGTAGCTGACCATCGCAGCACCGTCGTCGTTGAGGCCGTTCTCGTGGCTGTAGAGATATCCGGGACCAGTAGTAGCGGTGACACCATCAAGCGTAACTGGGGTATTCGTAGCCTGCGGGTATCCACGGAGCGGGGTATCGAGCCACGCGGTGCGGTCAATCGTCCCGTAGTACCAGAGGCGCTCAAGGTGGTTATAGACCACATAGGCGTTATTATAGTTGCTGTCCGCCGTGGGATAGAACCACCAGACCTCATTCCACTGCTCGTTGGTACCGCAGATAATCTGGTCCAGCTGGTCACGGTTGATGTTCATAAAGACGTGGTTACGCAGGGTGCAGGGTAGCGTCTCGACGCGGCCTGTGTAGGCGTAGAACTTGTCCTGACCCATCCAGTAGGTGATGTTGGCCGCCGAAGCCATGGCGCGCGGGGAGGCTACCGATATGCTGTCAGCGTATTCTTGAATACCGAAGACGTCCGTCGTCCCGAGGAACTGGAGCGTGTAGAGGTGGCTGTCGGTCCAGACCAAGATTTCCTGCCGGGTCGGCAGCGCGCGGATAATTTTAGAACCGCGAGACACACGGAGGTCACCGGCAGTATTAGTCGTCGACGGAGTCCAGTCTCCCGGAGTATCTTGGTCAGCCCAGCGGATAAGCATAGGGTCAAAGTCCGCCCCGGCGGTGGAACCGAACGGCACCGCGCCAAAGGCGATGAGGTGTCTGTCCTGCTGTGATACCAGTAACTGCATAACCCGCACGGGGACCGAGCTTGCTGTGTAGCCTTCGGCTGTCGCGTAATCTTGAAGCGTTATCGCATGTGTAGCCAGTGAAGCAGAAGGGTCATTGCTCGCTCCACGACTCCACCAGTAAGGTGCATCGTTACGGATATTCATCACAAGGTCATTGTCGAAGTTGTCAAACCACCAGTCGCTCTGCGGTAGCTTAATACCTCCATCGGTAGCCCCGAGGCCCCATGCGCCTCGGCTCCAACTACCCGCACCCCAGCCGAGACCGGTAACCGAGATGGCGTTACCCGGACCAATTTCGGTTTGCACCGTATATCCCGCGCCACTTACGGACGCATTGGACGAAGCAGCTGTCGTTGTAACGAACGTAAAGCTATTGGCCCCGGTTACCGTAACCGTGCGAACGCCATTCAGCTCACCAATGGGGATGCCGCCAAGAGCAGATGCAAACCCGGCAATGAGCACCGGTTCGCCGGTATCAAGCCATGAAGGAAGCGCGGTCGTCGTGGTCACCGTGACGAGCTTCTGGGTGTTAATCACCGCAAAGGTGTTCGACCCTGCTAGCGCAAGATCGAAGGGCGTGATGTCGTTGAAGTAGCCGCCGTTCTCAATATAGACTTTGTCGTTCGTGCCCAGCGCCAGCAAGTTGTCATTGAACGTCGTGATCCAGTTCCACATCTGGCGGCAGACGCCGTCAAACGCGGTAGGCGTAGACTTGACCCAGCCACCAAGCTTCTCCGGGTAGCCGGAGCGAAACCGAATTTTGTCGCACTCGTACCAGCCGCCCTCGTTGGAGTAGTCGGTCTGGTCGCGGTTCACACCCGGCTTAAACTGGAGCTTGATGAAGGGCACCTACTACTCCTTACACGTCTGCGTTGGTCAGCAGGCTGAACGTAGCGGTAGTTTCGTTGGCGGTGTTGGCAATCTCTCGGATGCGTACCGTGCCACCTATAGACGTGAAATCGCTACTCCCCACAGTAGGGTTCGACGTAGCTTGCACCACAAGGGAGCGCGCTGACGAGAGCGCGTAGTACGCCGTGTTTCCAAGGCCGGTGACGTTGACCCCCGCAAACTGGACCAATGTGGGTTCGCTCGCCTCAACGGTCAAACTTGAGACTTCTAACCGCACCTCAAAATCGCTTCCGATACCGGCAGTAGTGGGCGAACCCCAACGGGTCGCTGCCGAGGTTACGGTCTCCGCTGATGAGCTTACGGTAGCATTGGTCCCCAAGGTAAAGCTGGCCTGTTGAGTCGACGGGGCGGTACCATCAGAGGTCATTACGAAGTTAGCGTCGAAGCCTAAGCTAATCGACGTCCCTTGGGCCGTGCCCAATAATGCCATCTGGATACCACTCACAGGGTTACTTCCAAGGCAGCGGTGGGGTTACGATAGGTGGGTTGGCGAGGTTGGCAATCTGCGTGGCGACGTTGGCTTCGTAGGCAGCGACCTGCTCTTCGCCCAGCGCGCTCTGCACCCAGCCGACCACCTGCTCTTGCGTCAGGTCAGCATAAGGCGTGAACGGAGCGTCCGGGTCAACCGTCACGCCGACAGAGCCGTAAACACCAGCAGTGTGAGTGCCATCGGTGCCGGTCAGCGTCCAGTGAACGGTAAAGACCACATCGGTATTACCGTCGAGTTCCGGGTAGGCGTCCATCTGAATGACAGACCAAGTGTAGGTAGTGGGCATTAGCTTACTCCTGCTCCAGATATGACCCATACAGTAGAGGTCACTTTAATGACTGTGGCTATACCATACTGCGCCAAATTGCGAGTCCCGGTGGTTGAAGTGCCTGCAAGCCGCAGTGTGTCGGTGGTGATTGAAACAGTTTGGCTGCTACCGCTGTTGTTGAAGATCGTGACAGCCGAGCCGATGGGGAACGCAACGCCAGAGTTAGCCGGGATAACCACACCGCCAAACGTGATACTGATGTGCTTACCCATATCCGACAGGGCCAGTGTGTAGGTTGCCGTCTGGCTGTTTTGCGGGATGCCTTTGTAGCCAACGGCGTCGGCGGCGTCGGCGGATGTGATGCCGCCCACAGTGTCTATCACAAAGTAATCGGTATAAACGCCGGAAACCAGTTTACTAAAGGTCAGGTTAGGGTTTGCCGCGCTGGGCTGACCAATGAACCATTCAGCAGTCGCGCCGCCGTTATAGACATGAAGACCGCAGCGCCCTGATGTTACCGCTCCAACGATGCCGGCGACTGTTAGTTTATCAATACCGTTATTGGTAGAAGTGCCCACACCCACAAAGCCATTGCTGGCGATGCGCATACGTTCAGAGCCGCCGAAACCCCACGAAACATATTGAACGGCTGAACCGTAGGAAAAAACATCATAAGGCGAGCCGCTGTTATCAGCCAGTCCCCAGTCAACAAAACTGTTGCCTGTACCCGTAATTTTGCTGATTTGAGCAGACGCAGAAGCTCCGGTGTTGGCGTTGATAACGCCGATGTTAGTAATCGCGTTTTGATCGTTTTTGGCCACAAGACGCCAAGAGCGCCCAAAGTCGCCACCAGTAGTACCAATCCCAACGTTGCCGCTGCTGTCGATGCGCATACGTTCTGTGGCGGAGGTCAGCAGCTTGATGGGGCCGTAGCCGCCACTGGTAAATCCGGCGATAAGCGAAATGCCATTGGCACCGGAAGATGCATCCGCAGTAAGCTCTGCGACCGCACCGGCTGCTTCGCCCGGACGAGAGTAGATGGCGCCGATCACATCCAGCTTTACGGCGGGGCTGCTCGTCCCGATCCCGACGTTGCCTGCGGCAGTGATGGTCATCTGAGTTGTGGGGCTGGCAACGCTGTTGCCGATGAAATCAAAGTTACCAGTGGCGCGATCATAGGCGAGACGGCGAATGCCGCCAGACCCAGTGCTTGGCGATCCAAAATACACAGTTGAGACCGCGCCAGATACGCCTGCGCCAACCTGATCCGTGGCGTTTCCGGCAGCCAGAAGCTGCGGCGGGGAAGTCACCCCAATCCCGACGTTGCCTGCGTTGGTGATGCGTATACGTTCGGTGGCATTGGTTTTGAATACGGTGTCGGCGCTGCCCTCGTTAGTGATGACCATCCCACCCGTGCCGGTCTGGATAAGGTCAAGGCCGCCGTTGACCCCGCCGTAACGGATGAGGCGGGCTTGGAAGTCACCACCAGAAATGGCGTGAAGGTCAATATATGCAAGGCCGGAGCCGGTGCGGTTACCGCCAAGTTCCAGTTGAGCATCACCGGTTGAAAGTCCGGTACCGGTTAAAATTGCGGCTCCAAAGCTTGCGCTCCCGACCACGTCCAGCTTTGCACCGGGGCTGGTCGTCCCGATCCCGACGTTGCCGCTGCTGTCGATGCGCATAGCTTCAACGCCGCCTTCGCTGAACGCAATGGTGTCAGCGGCGGGCGACCACATGCCAGTGTTGAGGTCCCCTGCAAACGCGTAGGAAGGGGAAGTGTTAGAACCAGCAATGGCAGTCATGTACGTGACGACGTTCACGACGTTCGTGCCGTTATTGAATACCCACATGGTGCTACCAGCAGGGACAGCGACGCCTGTGCCCGTGGTGTTCTTGACGGTGATGGTACCATCGGTACCGTTGTTGATGATGTACGGCTTCTCGATGGCCGGGACGATGAGGTTATAACCCGCAGTGGCAGTGCCCGTCAGGTTGAGGCGCATGTTGCGCGCGGACTGCGTAGTGTTGGTATCCGTCAAAGTAAGGGTGACGTTGGCGTCAGAAAACGCCACGTCAGCAGAACCTACGATAGCCTCTTCAATGGCCGTACCAAGGTTGGTGTTGGTGACGTTGCCCCACGTGGTGGTGTTCTCACCCGTGGCCATCAGCTGGATTTTGAGGTTGCTATACGTGCTAGGCATGTTCGTCCCTTACGTTGGTATCTGTACCCATACCACGGTGTTCCCGTCGTTTATAGCACCCCACGTAATGGATTGCGAGGCGTTTACCGCCTGCCAGTTAGGTGTCTGGTTGTCGTCTATAGCAGACCAAGTCACGCTTTGCGAGTCGTTGACGTCTTGCCAGTTGGGTACCTGATTGTCGTTGATAACACCCCAAACAAGGACCTTGGCAACGACGCCGGTAGCCTCGACCCCCGTAACAAACACGTTCCCCTTGGAGGCAACCGAAACAGTACCTACCGATACGGCGGCGGACACACCGGTGACGTAATAGGCCGATTCAGTAGTAACCGTACCAACCGCACCTTGTGCGCTAACGCCGGTCAGGGTGACATTGGCTTTACCTGTGACTTGGGCGGTGCCAGCGGAAGCAGTAGCCGAGACGCCATCGGGCAGCACGTTGCAGTTAGCAGCGACAAAAACCGTGCCAACATCGCCAGCAGCAGAGACGCCCGTAACAGGAGCACTAGCCGAAGCTGCGGCGATAGCAGTGCCGACAGAAGCAGCAGCGCTTACGCCGGTAACCTGTAGGTTGTTATTGGTCGAGGTGCTCGCTGTACCAACAAGCCCGTTGGCCGACACCTCGGTTGGGAAAACGTTGGCCTTACCGGTAGTGGTGGCGGTCCCAGTTGAGCCAGTAGCCTCAACACCCGTGAGGGTGACGCCTGTACCTTCGGCAACAGAAACCGAGCCAGCTGAGCCGGTAGCAGAGACACCGGTCAGAGTGGTGTTGGCTTTACCCGTGACTTGGGCGGTGCCAACCGAGCCATCAGCGGAGACGCCCGTGACCGAGAAGCTAGTGCCTTCACTAACAGAAACTGTGCCCACTGCGCCTGCGGCAGAAACACCTGTGAGGGTGACGCCTGTACCTTCGGCAACAGAAACCGAGCCAACTGAGCCAACAGCGGAGACACCGGTCAGGGTGGTGTTGGCTTTACCCGTGACTTGGGTGGTGCCAACGAAAGCAGTAGCTGAGACGCCCGTGACCGAGAAGCTAGTGCCTTCACTAACAGAAACTGTGCCCACTGCGCCTGCGGCAGAAACACCGGTCAGGGTGGTAGAAGCAGCAGCGCCGATAGCTACGGTGCCAACTGAGCCAACAGCGGAGACACCGGTCAGGGTGGTGTTGGCTTTACCCGTGACTTGGGTGGTGCCAACCGAGCCATCAGCGGATACGCCTGTGACCGAGAAGCTAGCGGGGGTGGAGGCTGTAACCGTGCCAACTGAGCCAGTAGATTCAACGCCTGTAAGCGTAACGGAGATATTCGCTATGACGTTTACCGTTACAACGCCTACGAACCCCGTGCTAACTACGCTGCCCGGATCGACGCTGATATTGCCACCACTAGCTATACCGACGCCCTCAATAATGGCTTCAGCGGAAACACCAGTGACGAGTACGTTAGCTGGCGCTTGGGTCGTAACACTCTCAATCAAACCCATCGCAAAAACGTCAGTAACAGGCACACTGGTGCTAGCCGCAATCGCGACATCGTTAACCAAACCTGCCGCAGAAACACCGGTGACAAGTACGTTAGCTAGCGTTTGGATCGTAACGTCACCGACCGAACCTACCGCAAAAACATCAGTAACAGGCACACTGGTGTTAGCCGCAGCCGTAGCAGTGCCGACCGAACCCGTCGCAGAAACACCGGTGGCAAGTATATTAGCTAACGCTTGAGTTGTAGCAGTGCCGACCGAACCCGTCGCAGAAACACCAGTGACAAGTATACTGATGTTAGCCGCAGCCGTAGCAGTACCAACCAAACCTAACGCAGAAACGTCAGTGGTAAGTATATTAGCTAGCGCTTGAATCGTAGCAGTGCCGACCGAACCCGTCGCAGAAACACCGGTAAGGTTTACAGTAACCCCGCCGCCCCCTGCGGGCGCGAGGCCAAAAGCGGGCTGCCCCGCCAGCGTATAATCGAGCGTTGCCGAAGACGGGCTGAGCGTCTTGGCTTCGATATACGCCGCCGGTTGACCGGCACCCGTAAAGTCTAGGGTGAGGACATCAGTTCGTGTTGGGAGCGGCATCTGACTGTCCCTGCATCATCGCGCCGTAACGCGCAGCCTGCGCCTGCACTTCCTCGTTTTGCTCACGGTCAATGATCTCGTACATGTCAGACCTGTGTCGCTGTGAGGTTGCAGACGTAGCCGCTGCGCGTTGTTCCACCAAAAGCATGGGCGTAGATGTCCACCGCGCCGGCTTCCGTCGGCGTGAACGTGATACTAACCGTCTCCCACGTATTTGCCGCAGCCGTCATGTCGCTGCTCACGCTTGTGGAAACACCAGTGATCTGACCGCCGGGGCAGATCAGGCGCATGGTCAGTTGGGTGTTGTCGCGCTGCATACGGGCCGTGACCGTCACTGCGCTGCTGGCGGCGCAGACCACCGTACCCAATTTGAGCAGCAGCGGGCTGTTTGCAGAGGCAGTCGTCGTTGTCGGGCGCATCCGCCACGATGTCGTCGCGGGGCTGTCCACCACTGCGGTCTGTTGATTGACGGTGCCGATGCCCGCTTGAAAAACCCAACTGTTGTTGTCGGTGTCGTCGAGGCGATTGGCGTAGACAAATCCCGCCACGGTGCTGCTGCTAACCTCTGTGGCTTCGTTGATGGTGAAGTTATTGAGATACAACTGGCCAGAAGTAAGGCTCACGCCTTGAGCATGGCCGGAACTGCTACCGCCATTGACAAAGTTATCAAACGCTGACGAGGTTGAACTAATGCCAGTAGCAAGGGAATTGAAGCCGGTTAAGGTGGCCGTCCCTACCGTGCAATTAAAACCTTGAAATTGTATGTCATTACTACCGTTATTGCCGCCAATTACAGAGCCAACGGTATGGAATCTTGAGCCAGAGAAAACTAACCCAGTAGAACTATTGCCGGCTACAAGTTTAACATTTGTTATAGTAGAACCAAAACCGCCAAATTCAATCCCGTTACCGCCGTTGTTATAAGACCAGACATTTGTAATTGTAGAGTTGGTTACGCCGATGCTTGAGCCTCTTAAGGCACTAGCCGTAATGTACATATTTCCAATCGTTATATCAGATGCAGTAAAAGAAAGACCCTGACCATAACGACACAGATTGACGCGATCCATTGTCCAAAAATTTTGGCCAGAGCCAGCGGCGGTTATACCACGGTTGGTTCCGTTCTGACCGTCCAGCCAAGTTACCCCCGTCTGCGTGGACATATCCGTTCTATTCCACCCGCCACTGTACGCGATGACGTTGCCGGCTGTACCGCTGTCTTGGACGATACCAACGCCGAGACCATCAACGCCAGACCCTGCTGGGGTCTTTACAGTCTCGCGTTTGTAAGTTGTCACTGTCCCGGTGGTGCCGGTGTAATAGGCCGACATCACGATGACATCGTAGTTAACGCTATCGATGGTGTACCACGCTTCGTCGCCCGTGCCGTCCGATTTTGAGACCAGTGATGTAAGCGTCAGGCTATCTGCGGAAGAGGCAGCTTTGGACGCGGTGATGTTGTCAATCACAAGGCTTTGCGCGCCAAGATCGGTAACAACGTAAAGCGCCACTGAGCGGATAGCGGCGTTGAGGTTGGTGCCAAGATTGACCGTCACTGGAAACCAACTGTTTGTAACGGGCGCAGGAAAGTTGCACTGGTTCGCGACGGTGTCGCCAATGGTGTCCGTGCAAAGTGCCAAATACATTTGGCCTGCCGCACCATAAGGCCCAAATTGGCGCATCCAGAACGAAACTTGCTGATAACCTGAGAGGTCAAGGGTCGAAGGGAGCGTGTAGTACGCAGCTTTGCCTGTAGTGAACGCAGCGGCTATAGAAAATGACGCACTGCCATTGCCTTCTCTTCCCGCACCTACCCCTGTCGTGACGTTTGCACTTGCCGTCCACGCAGGCTTTTCCCCCAAGCCGCCGCACAGAGCAATGTTCTGTATAAGCGGCGTTGCCGTTTTGACGACGCTACCGTTGGCGTTGGTGACGTTGCCCGTTGCGCCACCGACGCCGTTGCCCGTGGTGTTGCTGCCATCGATTTGAAGAATTTGAAATGTAGTCCCTGTCGGCACCGTGCCGACCTTCCAAGTGCCGTTGGCGTTGGTATTGACGGTATGACCCGCGACAAAGACATAGTCGCCCGCCACCAGCCCATGCGCTGATGAGGTTGTGATCACGATAGGCGTGGCGTTGGTGGACGACGAGATGTTAACCGAAGAAGGACGCCCGCCGCCTGTCCAAGTCGCGTTGCCCATGTTGGTTAGATCGGGCGACGCCATGATCCTGATCGTATCACCCGGCGCGATGCGCGCAGCCGTAGCGCCGCTGGTCATGGTTCTCCATCGCGTGGCAAACGACGTGCCGGCGGCGGCGTCGTTGCCGTTTTCAAAGTCGATGTAGAATGTAGGCACGGCGCTGATATCCCCTTATGTGACTTGGAAAGCGCCGTTGGTCGGGTCAGGCGTGATAGTGGCTGTTTCGCCTGACGCCACTGCCTGTGAAGCGTCGTAACGCGCAGCCTGCGCCTGCGCCTCCTCGTCTGTGGGGTCTGACGCAAACTTAAACGTCACGGTCTGGCCGCCGATGGCCACGCGGATGCGCCATTTCCCGGCGTCGTCCTGTTCACGGTCGATGATCTCATACATGGCTTATGCCTGTGTTGCTGTGAGGTTGCAGACGTAACCGGAAAATGTCGTGCCGCCGAAGGCTTCGGCGTAGATGTCCACCGCACCTGCCTTGGTGGGCGTGAACGTAATAGAAACGGTTTCCCAAGTGTTCGCCGCAGCCGTCATGTCCGTAAACACGTCCGTAGAGACGCCCGTAATCTGGCCGCCGGGGCAGATGAGGCGCATGGTCAAGCCGGCATTGTCGCGTTGCATACGGGCCGTGACGGTTACGGCGCTGCTGGCGGCGCAAACGACGGTGCCGAGTTTAAGTAGCAGGGGGCTGGTTGCGCGGGCATTGGTTGACGTTGGGCGCATGCGCCACGCGGTTGTGGCGGGGCTGTCCACGACCGACGTTTGTTGGTTGACGGTGCCGATGCTAGGCTGAAAAACCCAACTGTTATTGTCGGTGTCGTCAAGGCGGTTGGCGTAAACAAACCCCGGCACGGTGCCAACGGTGCCGACCTCTGTGGCTTCGTTAATAGTAAAGTTGTTAAGATATAGCTCAGATGTAGAATTAACAAGCACGCCTTGCGCGTGACCAGAACTGCTGCCACCGTTGACCGAATTACTAAACGCATTTATCCCAGAAACAATTCCGTTTCCGGGGCCGTTGGTTAGTGTCGCCGTTCTAACAGTGCCGTTAAAACATTGGTTAAAAAGTATATCGCCATTAGACGTTCCGGTGCCGTTGTTGCCGCCAATTAAAGAGCTAATTGTGTTATACCGAGAGGTGCCAAAATCTACACCGCTAGATGAGTTATTAGACAACAGTTTAACATCTGTAATATTTGCGCCTGTTGCGGCGTATGTAAAACCGCCCCCATTGTTATTAATCCACAACGACGAACCAATAAAATTCAAAATGTTGGTTGCGCCCATTTCAAGCGCAGTGGAGGAGCTGGCAGTTATGTACATAGAGCCAACAATCATGTTGTTTGAACTTGATGTAATCTGGACGGCTATGTTATATCGACAAAAGTTTAGCCGATCAATTTGGACATACTCGCGCGCATTGGCCTGCAAGCCGATGCCAAACCCGTTGGTGCCGTCGTACCACGTTACGCCCGTCTGCGTGGACATATCCGTCCTGTTCCACCCGCCGCTGTAGGTGATGAGGTTGCCGGGGTTGCCTTCGTCATTAACAGCAGCCACAATTGCGTTGGAAGTAGCGGCAGGCACCGTTTTTGTCGTCTCGCGCTTGTAGGTCGTCACCGTCTCCGTGACGCCATTGTAGCCTCGGATGTTGGCGGTTTGACTAGTATTACCATTGGCATTGGCCAGCATGATGACATCATAGTTGATGCTCTGGATGGCGTACCACGCCTCATCGCCCGTGCCGTCCGATTTAGAGATCAGCGAGTTGAGCGTCACGCTGTCGGCAGACGACGCGGCCTTGCAGGCAACGATGTTGTCCAACCTAAAGTTTTGCGCGGGGCCATCGGTGGCCACATAGAACGCCACTGATCGGATGGCCGCGTTGAGGTTAGTACCCAAATTGACCGTGACCGGCACCCATACAGCAGTCGCGCCGACTGCGGGGATATTGCACTGATGCGCGACCGTGTCACCAATGGTGTCGGTGCAAAGCGCCAAGTAAGTTTGGCCCGCCGCGCCTAGAAACCCAGAGTTTAGACGCACCCAAAACGAAACTTGCTGATAAGCTGACAAATCAAGCGTTGCGGGTAATGTGTAGTAAGCCGCTTTGCCAGTGGTAAACGCAGAAAAAATATCAATTTCGGCAGCGGAGTTGCCTTCTTTATAGGTTACTGTATTTCGCGCTGTCGTGACGTTTGCGCTGGCCGTCCAAGCGGGCTTTTCCCCCAGACCGCCGCAGAGGGCAATATTCTGCACCAGCGGCGACGCCGTCTTGACGACGAGGTTGTCCGCGTTTGTAACGTTGCCTGTTGCGCCACCAACACCGTTACCTGTGGTATTGGTGCCGTCAATCTGAAGGATTTGAAACGTGGTGCTTGTGGGCGTAGTGCCGACTTTCCAGACACCGTTGGCGTTCGTGTTGGTCGTGTGGCCCGTAACGGACACATAGTCGCCCGTCACTAGCCCGTGCGCCGACGAGGTCGTAATGACGATAGGCGTGGCGTTAGTAGATGATGAGATGCCTACGGAAGCAGGACGCCCGCCACCCGTCCAAGTCGCATTGCCAATGCTTGTCGGATCAGGCGAGGCCATGATCCTGACGGTATCACCCACCGCAAGGCGTCCAGCCGTAGCGCCATTGGTGATCGTCTTCCACCGCAAGGCAAAAGTCGTGCCGTTGTTTGCGTCATTGCCTCCGTCGAAGTCGAGGTAGAATGTGGCCATGGGCCGTCCTTATTTTACAGCTACTGCGTCTTCCCATGCTTTAACCGTCAGCCGGTGTTTTATACTGCAATCCGCGTATTTTGCAATCATGTCCGCTTCCCAGAGCGCCCGTTCAGGGTCGAGCAGTACCAGCGGCGGGTTCTGAAGCGCTGGGCATTTCGACGCTAGGTTCGCCGGCGGACGCGGCATTGGCGTCACGGACACCGCTTTCGAGCAGCTTACGCACAGCATCAGGAGCGGCACAATCAACAGGAACGGCAGGAGCCGTTTTGTATATTTCGCGAATGGTATAGGTTCTCTCGGTCGCCACCCCATCGGCTTTATCGCGTTGGTCCTCATACGTTTGCGAAATAACATCTACCACCTCTTGCTTTTTGACGCGCTGCTTCTCAGCTTTTTCCATAGCCTTTGCGTACGCTGCGTCACACTGCCAGTCGCGGACCTTATACCCTGCGGCTGCACCAACAATGAGAGCGCCTGCCGCTGCGTATAGCATAATAGGGTTAGGGATCATGCCAGCCACCCGGCAAACTTCTTTGTCTTCGCCATGCGGTCATCCAGACCGTGGGTGCCACCGTTAATCCGCTTGGTCAGCGCGAGGATGGCGGCGTCGTTAATGCCTTGGTCACAGATACCCCAGAGCTTGTTCTTGTCGAAGAACCACAGCGCCGACTCGAAGCAGAGCTCGGTTGCCACGAGGTCGGGGTTTGTCATCACGTCTGGGCGGTTGATGTAGTCGGAGAACGCTTGGTAGTTCGCCTTACCCGTCAGCTGCAACGCGCCGCGACCACGGTACTTCCAACCATCACCGGACGCCTCGACGCCGTTGCCCATGCGGCTGGCATAGACACGGTTGGCAATCTTCTGTGGCTGGCGCTCATACATCTTGGCCATGGCGTCGGTCGGGAAGTACTTGCCAAAGATACCGCGCAGGCCCTTCGCGCCGTAGTTCAGGTTCTCGCTAAACGCCGTGAAGTTGCCACTCTCGTGCGCCGTCTGGGCAAAGAAGTGCGCGGCGCGGTGGGGCGACAGCTTGTAGTAAGTAGCGGCAGCCTTAAGCGTGCCGGGGCCAAACGCACCGTCAGCGGTGACGCCAATCTTCTTCTGGAGGTTTACGAGGCTCATCCGTCCTTCCTCTTGTTCCAGAGTTCAAAGAGCGTCTTGATCTTCTCCTCCGCCACACCGAGGCGCACATCCATCTTGGCGAGGATGATCGTCAGGGAGATGAACGCCAGAACGACCGGCCAGAGCTGACCGATCAGCTCGACGGTGGAGAGATTACCAGTCACTTACGCCCCCGGATTGCGCCAGTCAGGGAAATCGCTCTCATCAACCACGCCGTCACCGTTGGCATCGTAGCGCAGATCGTTACGGTACTTCTCCCACGGAGCCATGCCATCATCGTCAACCACGGGAGTCGGTTCAGACGCAGGCTCTTCTGGCTTCTTATCACGCGCGTTGGCGTTGAGGCTCAGGCCGCCCAGCAGACCGACGAACGCGCCGATGACCATGTTGAACGCGGGGCCGACAATCTCGAAGACCTTGTCGCTGTCCACGATGTGGTTCGGCATAAACAGTCCAATGACCAGCGCGGCCACGACGACCAGCACGACGCAAGCCAGCGTGACAACGGCCATACGGATCGTGAACTCAACCGTGTCCTCGATACCGTCGCGGGTGCTTTCAAAACGATCCCAGAAGCTCACATCAGGTTCCTCAGTTTGTAGGTCGTGGTGAGGTACACCTCAGTCACACCGTCGATGAGGTTGGCCACGGCACGGTTGCCCTTGCAGATTTTCTCGTGGTTCTTCTCGATCCACTCTGCGTCCTCAATGAGGATGAGCTGGATGTCCGTCGCCTTGGTCTTCGGAGCGCGCACCGGGCCGATAAGCTCGAACGCACCTTGGTATGCCTCTACCAAGCTATCCAGAGCCTCAATGACCTCTTCGTAGAACTTGCCTAGGGTCTTGTGGCGCGCGTAGCCGCCCACGCCGCTGGCTACCCAGTGTTCGACGTGAGCGACATTACGAGCGTAAAACACCCTACTGACAAGTTCTTCAATCATCAGGCGATCCGGATGATGGCGGTCGTGTTGGTTGCCGCCGGGAAGATGATAGTGAAGTCACCGTCCGTGGAGGTCTTGTCCGAGCCAAAGTCCAGCGCCGCCACCGCCGCGTTCGTCAGCGTGGTGTTCGCGTTCGAGTTAGCCGAGGGGGTGTTGTTGTAGATGAGCGCACCGCGAGCCGTGATGGTCGCGTTGGAAAAAGTCAGGTCCGAGAAGTCGGTGAAGCCAACCCCGGTCGAAGCCGTGTTGTTCGAGGTCACGACACCCAAACGCGTCAGCGTACCACCGCCAGCGGTATAGTTGGTACCAGTCACTTCGTTTGACGAGCTGTACGCCGTGGTGTTCGCGTCGATGGTAGCCGCCGAGGTGTACAAGGCGAGCTTGAAGGTATCGCCACCGGTGGCGCGGAAGTCGTGCACGGCGAGCATAAGCTCGGCCTTGAAGCTGGTGCACATTGCTTGGGTGATTGCCATCTTAAGGTATCCTTATGCGTCGAGGATCGGGATCAACTCTGGATGCCCCGCCTGTTTGAACTTGCTAACCAGAGTCACGTTATGAGACCGCACCGCTTCGTGCATATAATGTACAAGCACTTGACGGATGTTGCCCTTGAAGGCTTCGGCCTGCTCGCGGATAGCCGGATGTGTCTGGCTTCCTACATAGATAATCTTGTCCAGCGCGCGTTCGGCAATCTCTTCGGGTGTGAAACCACGCCCCTCCGTCGCCATCACCATGACGCTGCCGATATCTCCGCCTGCGAGTGTGCTAATCATAGGTTACCTCACTGGGTATCGGACTTGGCCGCTACGATACATATCTTCACGGTTCTTGCCTTCGGCCAGCTGCTTCAGCAGGGCAAGCGCTTCGTCGTAGCGCTTTTGGTAGCTAGCAATCACGTCCTGCTCGCCCTTCATAAAGGTATAAGCTTCGAGAAGAGAGCCATAGAGTAGCACGCTTTCGAAGTTGTCCCCAAGCCACGAGGTGCTTGCAGTCGTGATTGACGGTGGGTAGTAGAAATAGTGCAGCTCGACGGAGTAAGAAGCATCCGGCGTCGGACCAAGGATGTACGAGTTCTCGTCAAAGTAAGCGTAGTGAGACGGGATACCCTGCGTGTTCGGGTTCGGAAACGACTGACGGATATAGCTGACGTCCTTGTTCAACAGGTACTCGTAGTTCCCACTGGCGTCGATCACAGCCAATGAGAAGTTAGCCAGCCAATCAGACGGCACCGAGAGATACTTGTTACCTGCCGTGCAGTTACCCGTCACGTTCTTGCGCAGGTCCAGCAGCTGGACCGCGTTGAAGATACGCTCCTCGGCGTTGACGATGAAGGTATTGATCTGCTCCGTTGAGGTAAACGTCACCGTCCCCGTGCCGGCAGAATCCGTCCACGAGGTGTTGGGGAAGTCGTTTTCGACGTACCCCTTGATGGTCTCAAAGAGCTGAGCGTAGTTCATCAACCCATCTTTGTACTGTGCCCAGTGCCCTTGGTCGCCGCACCGGTGCCGCGCGTCTTCTGGGTCTGAGTGTTGGCGATGTTGTTCGGATAGCCGCTGTTGTTCTTACCAACAGGGACCTGCTTCGGAGTGCCGTTAGCCATTTTTGTTCACCTTACCCATGTCCTTGACCGGCTTCTTACCGCTCTTCTGGTTGGCGAGCTTGGCGAGGTTACGACCCATCGCCAGCATCTGCGCGTTTGTCTTACCACCCTTGGCCATCTTAGTTCTCCGTCGTTACCGTCACAGTGCCTATCTGACCTTGTCCTAATAGCGTATTTGGAAGCCCAGATAAACCCAGTGGATTGTCGAGACCAACAGGGTTCCAGCCCCACTGGATCACGCGGCTACCTTCGCTTGGAAAGCCGTTGTCGTTCAAGCCGCTCTGCAAATAGCTGACGTCCGGGCGAGGATTACGCAGCGCCTGCGGGTCATCCACGGGATACATACCCAGCTGCAACTGAGGTTGGTCAGGTTCCCAGCACGTATAGCAGACAAGGATGTTGACGTTCTTCGTCTTGATGACGAGCTGCTTGAGCTCTTTCAGCTTGTAGCGCTGACCGCAACGGTCGCACTCCGCGATAGCTTTTTTGCCGGAGGCAAAGCGATTAGGCACTTACATCCTCCCTCACTGCCGAAGCCGTCTTCATCGACGCTCGGATGTCTCTGAGTTTTTGCCCAATCTCCATACGCCGGTTATGGACCTCGTCAGGCAGGGGGTTGTAGGGACCCGCATATTTCCTGCCGTCTGCTGGCGTAAGTGGGTACTGAAGCGCTAACTCTACTTGCTCCTTCTTCACTACCACATAAGGGGCTATGGCTTCAAGGAACGCTATCGCATCTTTACTGCGTACGCGCCACACGTAGCAGACAGAGTTGTTCATGTGGTGTCGACGGTTCTTGGTTATCGGTGTTATATTACCGCCAAAATGCTCTTTGAACAGATTCAGGCACGGTGTAGACGTCTGAGTAACGGACGCGGTTAGCAAGTTACGTACTCTACGCCGGGTGTTTTTGTTCTTGGATATCTCAACAAAAACAGAGCCTTCGCCGTCGAAAAACCCCGCAGCCCATGCCAAGAACGATGGGCCGTAGGACATAACTTATCGGAAATACTGACGGGGGGCGATCCGCAGCGGGGCCTTCTCCCGGTCTTCGTCAGCAGCCTGCTGCCAAGCTTCATCGTACATGGCTTTAAGCGGGATAGCCCGCTCCAGCGCGCCGGGGATTTTCAACGAGAGATGATACGCCAAGCCTGCCACGAGGCATGGTAGGAAGCGGAAGGGGATGTCCTGCGTTACAAGGCCGTTGGTGCCGGCGTCTTGGATACGACGTAGGCGGTAATAGAAGAAGGTGTAGTAGTTGTTCTGGTCCGGAGCGGGCCATACGTTGATCTGCGGGTTCTGTACGCCTGTTGGCGTAGTGGCACCTGACCGGCGGTTGATCCACACCTGAATAGGACGCCCCTGTGCGTTCTTGTTCGGGATCGTGATGTAGGTATCGGCGCTGATGCGGGTGATGTTGATGTCGATCTGATTTGGACCCGAACCCGCGTTGGTGCGGATAACTTGCTCCAGAAGATCAATTGTATCCACAGGCAGGTCATAGGTGATCTGCCCCTGCACCATGGGGATCGACCCCTGCTCAAGAGTCCACAGGTTTATCCCCCGGTTGGCCCACTCGATGGTCAGCAGGTTCAGGCTGCGCCGCGCCGT